GGGTGCAGCGAATAAAGACAAAAAGCAATGCCTTTCTTATTGGAATAAACTTATATTCCTAGAATCTGCTACGATATACATATTAGATTGGCGTGAGATTAGGACGGGCAATTATTGGCAAATTAGAGACTCTCTCAAAGGCATAGCACAAAGTAGGTTTATATATGAAAGAATTAAAGAATATAAAAAATTAAATCAAATAAAATAATGAAATTATTAAAAGTAAAAAGCAATCACATAGAGTCAGCATTCTACATTGATAGTAAAATAGCTAGATTACACATAATTTTCTTTGGTATCGCTTGGCAGTATAAAAGCGGTTACTTAGGATTTGAATTTCAAATACCATTTGTAGGTGGATGGGTTGTATATTTCAATAATTTTGTAAAGTAAAAAAGGTTATATTAGCAGACACAAAAAAAGCAATGAAACATTTAGAAAACTATTTTAAAAGTGAAGAAGAGGTAACAAAGTACTTCGATAATGAGGTATTTAAATTTATTTTTATGTGTGATAACATTATGGAGTTTGAAACATTAAACCCAGTAATCATAGAAGATGATTTAATTACTTTTAAATTGTCATTTTATTACGAAGAAGGAGAAGCATTTTTTGCTTATTCTACATTCGCTCAGTGGCTAGACTTATTCCAACTATCAGAAGTTAAAGCAGTAGACTCAAATACAAATGAAAGGATTACTATGTATTTTAAAGAGTTTGAAACAACATAAATAACATTATATTTGAAAAGCATTATTTGATGGAGTTCGGGTAATTTTAAAAGGCTGTCATTATTTGGCTGCCTTTTTTTGTTTTGCGGTCTTTATCGCATTGCAAGACTTGCATAGTGCTTGAAAATTCTCCCATTCCCACTTTTCGCCACCTTCTGAAATCGGTTTTATGTGATCTGTAAAGTAGCTAGACTGAGTGCAGTCATCTACCTCACAAACTGGATGGAACTTTTTGTACCTAAGACTTAAACCCCGCCACTTCCTGCTATTATAGAATGCCTCATCTTCTGGATTGCGTAGCCAATTAGATTTTTTATCTTTAGGCTTGAAACTATTCGCTGGTTTGGTAAGCTCATAGTTAGTTTTTTTTATAGTAGCCATTACGGAGTGAATACGCTACCTAAATGAATGAATAGGGTGCTACCACTCCTAGTGAATACCTTTTCATTAACCACTCTAATCTCGCCATCTTTCATATCTGCAAGCTCAGTCGGAACAGTACCATTATTATTAGTCATAAAATACTCAGCTCTTACCACATCGCTAGTAATTAGCTTTTTGTAGGAGTTTATAATTCTACCTCCACCTATTACGTTATAGTCTATATCTATTGATTCCACACTTACCGCTACATCTGTGCCTGTGCTTGCATCTGCTGACACTTCAAACTCAAATGTAGTATCATTTACATCATCTATAAGTGAGATAAAATCTCCTTTCTTAATGTCTTGCAGTAGGGTTATCTGTACTGATGTAATAGTAGCCGCTGTTATACCCGCTGTTAGCGTTCCTATTTGTTCTTTGTTATCTACATAAGTTCTAGACTTTCGCTCGCCCTGCCCTGACACTCCACCGTCAGAGGTAGTGTTCACATTAGAGGTGGGGCTTATCCCTGTAGTGTCTAAATTAGATTCAAACCAATCGCCATTATTCTCATCTCTCAAATAACTCTTTACAACCCTTTTAGTTATAAATGCTTTATCATTATAAGGAATACTCTGATGTGGCATATAATCACCTTCAAACTGACCAAAGTACTTCTGTAGTGGTCTAAACTGAATTGCCACAGCATCCATAAGTCTTAGCTTTGCTAGTGTTGGATTAATGTCATAATTGCCATCCCAAGAATTTACTGGGATAGTAGCCACCCCGCCACCTGCTAAGTAGTTTTCATCTACGTTTATATTATTTATAGTAACTAAACTATTACCCTCATTTATTATTAACTTTTCAAACTCTAAATCTTTGGTAAATTTTGTGTTTGCATTTACTACTGATATTATATCATTCTGTCTATTGTCATCACTTGCAACATAAATAGACAAGTTATAAATATCGTGTGTTTTATACATTACAAATGGGTTTGGTATTGAAGGTGCAGAAACAATAAAAGTAAATCCTACTGTAGCATCTGCCAAATCATAAATTAATGCAGGTGTAGAAAATAATACATTTGCCCCACCTGTAAAACTTTGAGTCCAATATCTATCTACTGTAACCCCTACATCATTACCCCAAAAAGCAGGCACTCCATTCCCCCCCTTAATAAACTTAGATGCCCCATCATTTATAAATAGCCTAATTTCTATATTAAAATTAGACCTAGTTGCTCTATCGTCTAACAAAAAACTAATATCAAAAGTAGAACCATTAGCTACAGCATCTTTAACTGCTCCTACATTATATGATAAATTAGCAGGGAAAGCTGTAGTCCCGGCTGCCGATACTAACGCAGTACCGACTGAGGATGCAGGATTATAGTACCCCCATTCTATAATAAATTTAGCACTTGGGTCTGATGCTGAGATTAAGTCTCCGCTATCTGTGGTTATTATTGACCTTTTTATCCCATAAAAGTTACTAAATGTACCTCCTGCCATAACTCTAAGCCCTGTATTGCTGTGTGTGTATGCCTCTAGTCCATAGCTGTTATCTGTTTTGTCAAACTTGCGAATATTAAAACCTGTTTCATCGTAATTCCTAGCCTGAGTAATCCAATATTTACCATCTGAAATATACATTTTTGCACTGAATAACTCCATTATGCCTTTTAATATGTCATAACCATTCATAAACTCAACCTTAGCCTCATTTTGATTTTTAGGTATAAGTAAGTTCTCTGGTAAATAGCTATAATCTAAAGGGCTATGTTGATTATTTATAGAGGGTATATCTGTAGTCTTAAACTCGATTGCCTCATAAATGTAATCTTCTGTAGCTCCCCAAAATTGATCTAATTCGTTAAGTGCTAATACCTCTTTTATTATATCTATAACTTTCTTTAGGCTTAGGCTTGCTAAGTCTCCGTCATACTCTACATCCTTTAATCTTTGTATTCCGTCAATAGCTTTAAATGTGTATTGTCTTGGGCTACTTGCATCCTGCCACTCTATCAAGTCCGCTACTAGATTGCCAGCCCATTCCAGGACGTAGGCACTAGATACATACTTATAAATAACTACCCTTAACTCGTCATCATTAGCCTCTATGTATCCGTCTAAAAACCTATCAAAAAATGCTGTTTTTGGTGGGTCATCGTTGCTATCTTCTATTACATTAGCATAGTCTAAAGTTGTGCTACTTGGCATAAGCGGGCATAGTATATTCTCATCTATATCTTTCCACTCAGTTTTTAAGTCTATTATTTTAGGTGCAAATACTGGTACGAATGAGTCCCCATCTAAGTCATCATTTTTTAAAGAAACAAAATCGGCAGCATAGTCTAATGTGCTTAATATTATTTCTGTTCTGTCTTGTGCAGAATTATAAGTAAAAACAAATACCGTATCTTCTGCTATTGAAGATGACCCCGTTATCTCAAGCGGTTGCCCTGCCTCTAGGTAGTCCGTCCAATCGTATTTTACATAAAACGTTTTTGCAGTACCCCCTATTATTAAAGCGTTAATGCCTTTGTAAGATTCGGAAAATAGTTGTACTTTATACTGTACGTCTGCTAAAGATTTTAGCGTGCTTTCAAAATATTTCATCTTCTAAATCCGTCCTCTCTTTGTGTTACTATTTGTATATCTCTACCGCTAATCTGTGTATGCATAGTGTATGAGTTGCTACCTATTTGACCACCGCCTGAGTAGTCTGGTGCGGGTGCGTTTGGTGCGGGTGCAGGATCTCCACCTATGCCCGCCTTAGATACATTAGTTAATGCTGCTCCTGCTGCTACTAGTGCTATACCTCCTACTATTGCCGCTGCTGGATTCATTGTTGCTATAGATGCCTGTATGCCTGCTTGTGCTACTCCTATACCTATCATAGCAGTACCAAACTCTTTCATAAATCCACCTAACATACCAAGAAAAGCCTTTCCAAAATCTTTACCTTTCATATCTCCGTCAGTTAATACATTGCCTAAAAACTCCCCCATCAGTACAGCCGACTGAGTAACCATTCTTTGTAGGCCGTCAGTTAATGCATCACTTATTTCTATCCCTATTTCTTCTGCTTCTGTTACTATATCTGGTAGTGTACTAGTGTCTATTTTTACATTGCTTAAATCTATTCTAATATTTGGATCAAATGGTTTTTTTTCAAACATAGAACCAAGCAAATCTCCTATATCTTTCCAAGTGCCTGTGCCAATTATTGGCTTTACTGGTACTTCTATTTTAGTGTTTTCTACTCCATCATTTACTTTTGGCTCTACTTCTACTGTAACCTTAGTTTCAAACTCTTTGAAAAATGAACCGCTCATTATCTCCTCTTGTGCGGCTGCATTCTCAAAAATCATATCGTAAAGTCTACTTACTTCTGCTCTTGCCTCCCCTATTGCTTGTGCTCCTTCATTATAAGTATCATAGTTAAACTCTGGCATTTTCCCCTCAAAGTCATCGCCAAATCCAAATTCTATAGTCCCATCTTTACCCGCTTTTTTTAATTCTTCTACTTGTTTTAAGTACTCCCCTACATTATCACCAAACCCTGCGAGTATTGCACTTTCTTTATCTAGTGCATCTTTATATACTTTCTCTTGCCCTACTAATTCTTTTAAGGCGTCCTCTTGTAATTGGATAGATAATTTTTTGCGTATAGTGTCTATTAATGTATTATAGCTTGTATCTAGTTGGTCTATAAATTCCTTTTCGTCATCTATGTTTTGCAGAGTTGTACCATAAGTTTTATTTATAGTATTTATTAATTCTGATCTTTCCCTGCTGCCTTTGTTAGTGTTTTTTAACGCATCAAAATAACTCTTTGCTGCGGCTGTCTCTGTTTCTAAACTAGATGAATGCTTTTTAGTAGCGGCATCCAAAACCTCTTGACTTTTAGTTAGTGCCTTAACCCCTTTATCTACATTACTCATCTGAGTATTATAAAGAGTAAACCCTACTGCTAATGCTGTAAGTGCAATTATTAAGCCTGCTATGGGTGAGGCTACTAGAAATGCGATGGCTGTTGTTACTATACCAAGCGTAAGTATTAGCGGCCCCAAAACAGCCACAAGTCCTGCTACTACTAAAATAACCTTTTTTGTTTCTGGTTCTATTTCGCTAAATTGGATAGAAAGCTCACTAAATTTATCAGCTATCTTTTTAATAACTGGTGCTAACATTTCACCGAAAGATATTGCTAGTCCTTCCGCTGCTGACTTTAATTTGAATAATGACCCCTCTAAAGTTGCATCCATTATAGCTGCCATATCCGCAGCCGCCCCGCCTGAGTTTTCGTAGGACTTGGTTAGCTCATCTACTTTAGATATGTTCTTAGATAGTGTTATGGCTACTGTAGTCGCTCTCTTATCAAAGAACTTCATAGCAGTGTTTGCCTTATCGCTAGAATTGGCTATCTCTTGTATGGCCTCCTGAAAATCAAAGCCGTCCTCCTTAGCTGCTAAAAACATATTTCTTAGCATAGTACCTGATGTACTTGCATCTATGTTAGAATTAGCTAAAACACTTAATTGTGCCGTAGTAGTTTCTATGCTCATACCAAGTGCCTCCGCAAGTGCTGCCACCTTTGGCATACCTACACTAAACTTTTCCAAGTCTAATGCTGAACTACTAAATGATGCTGCCATTACATCAGTAACCCTTTGCAACTGATCCGCCTCTAGTGCAAAACCTCTCAATGTACCACCTGCAATATCAGCACTTGATGCTAAATCTTCACCTGTTGCAAGTGCTAAATCTAGTGTGGCTGCTGTTACTTTCTGTATTTCTGATGAGCTAAAACCTAATTTTGCAAAGTTTAATTGTAAATCTGCTACTTCACTAGATGTAAACCTAGTACTTATTCCTAAGTCCTTTGCAAGTTTTGTGAGATTATCAAACTCTTTTCCTGTTGCTCCACTGACCGCTTGAACCTTAGCCATTGACTGCTCAAAGTCTGCGAACACTTTCACTGCAAGCCCGCCCATCGCTACTATTGGTGCGGTCAAAGACATAGACATAGACTTCCCTAAGTTCTGCATCTTCGTGCCCGTCTTTTTTAGTGACCGTGCAATCTTTTGACTAGAGGTACTAAACGCCTTTAAATCAAATCCTAACTTTATAAATAAACTCCTACTCATTGAACCAATTTGGTTTTAATTCTTTCATTGCTTGTAATTTCTCTACTGTCCAAGTTGTTTTGTTTATTACTTTCTCCCAAGGAAACCTCATTAGATCCGTGGGCTTTTTTAATCTCTTATCTCCTGCTGACTTCAATGTCACAAATGAGACGTATCTTGATGTTTCCCAGCTTACTCTACTGCGTAAATTCTCATTCTTCCAGTAGCCAAGGTAGGCTATCCATAAGTCACTCATTGCCCAATCATCTATGTTAATTGGGCTTATATGAATGTTGCCATAAGCGAAACCTAGTATGAATATGAAAGGATCGCTATCTACTTTTTTGCCTCTGCTGATAGAGCCTTAAAAGCGTTTATTTCTGCCATTATATCCTCCGCAGCCGTAGGACATTGGTCTACCCAATCCTCTAAATCCGCTGTGCTTAGTTTGCCCTTGTCTCTAATACTATCCTTATAAAGTTGTACTATTGAGTCAAATGTAAATTTACCATCTTGTAAGTCTTTAATGCCCACGCTAGATAGAAGGTTTTGAAAAGCTCTGTTACCTGCTTTAACCGTGTACTTTTTTTTGTTTATTTCTATTATCATAATTTTTTAATTAAAAAGGGGTAGCAGAACTACCCCCTATTTTTTACGTGATTGTTGCCTTAGCTAATACTCCTGTGCCTTCTAAAGATACTGAGAAAGTTACACTCTCTTCCATCCCGTCAGTACGGTCTAAAGATGTAATATAAGCATCTCCACTATACTCTATATCGTCCGCTACTGCATCGCTATAAGTGATAGTTAGCTTAGTACGTGCAAGCCACGCATCCCATAAGTCCTCATAGCCATAACTCGCATCTTCTGCGAATAGACCTTCACCACTTATTGACCACGAAGTTTGCCCCTCTAATGATTCTTTTGCTCCACCACTACCTTTAGAACTTGCATCTCGTGTAGAGTGAGATACTGATATTCCATTAGATGTCAAGTGAGCAATGACAGTACCACCTACCTCTATCTTGGCTAGTGTACCATTTAATATTCCTACTGTTTGTGCCATTGTTTTATTTTTTTAATTAGTTCAAATTACTTACCTTTTTTCTTCTTATTAGGTAAACTTTGTTTTTCAATTTCTGGTGTTTCTGCATTATCAAAAGAGGACTGCATAGCATTCTCTACTATTTCTTCTTTGGTCTCTCCGTCTAATTCTATAGCTACACCTTTATTTATTAGCTCTTCTCCTAGCCACGTTCTCACTCTTAGCTGCATACCTTTAGGCAGTACCTTTGTGTGTATTGCGTGGCTCTTTGTTAGTTCTACTCTCATTTTATAAATGGTATTTGTTTTGTTTTTTTAACTATGTATTTTCTTAGTTGCTCACTAGCTGTTACGCTTATCGCTGGTAGTACTTGGTCTGCACCTCTTTTTACAAAATCATCGCCTTGTATGTGCTTTGTTCCATACAAAACAAAGTGAGCGTACCATCCATCATTCTTACCTCTACCTCCTCTATTGGGTCCTACCGCTACATTAGGCATCATCTTAGATTTGCCAGTTTTTATCTTAAAGGACTTTTTTAGATTCATAGCCTCTACTTCGCCTGTTTGATTTGTCTTGTTTTTTCTTTTTACAGAGCCACCACGAACTTTAATAAAGCCATCAGATATAGGTACTTTGCTTTTTATAGATGCCAATAGTGGTTTAGATTGACGTCTTAGAATCTTTAGCAACTCTCTACGTTTTACTTTGTCATTTGGTATGTTTTGAATTTGCCTTGTTAGCTCCTCCATCCCTTCTATTTTTATAGTAGCCATTAGTTTTTCCTTTCTGCTGTAATCCATAGACCTTCACGGCCTAACTCCTGTATCTCTAGTATATCGTAATAAATACTATTGTACACTATTCGCATAGTCTCATCTATCCCTGCAAAGAATCTAATCTTAAACTTTACCTTATTAGTGGCCGTCTCTTTTTGCCCTTCCTCTCTCTCATTACCGCCCGCTTTCTGAACGTGTGCAAATGCTGAATGAAAAACAGAATAGGTAGCCACCTTCTCACCTTGTGCATTCGCTAGGTAAGTCCAAGATTCTATATCTATACGTCTGTCAAGTTTGCCTATGTTCATCATATTGCAGCCCGTCTACTTATTAAACTAATCTGATACTGTGTGTTTCTACTAAGCACTGAGTAACTGCCTTGTACTTCTGTCTGTCGTACTTCATATAAATCTCCTACTATCATTCTAAGGCATTGCTTTACGTTATCTGGTGCTGCTGAATACCCACTCACTACATTAACTATGACAGGGTTTACTCTATCATATAACGCAGGCATTTGAACAGGGCAAATAACAACTGGAAAACCTCCATCATAAATCTTATAGTCACTAGCCGCCAATGTTTGCACATCATCATTAGCATCATAGTAGGTTATGATAACGCTAGTAAATGGCTCTAGATTAAAGTCGAACTCTTCCCAAGATTGGTACACTTGTTTAAATGCCATTGGAGTAGCTATGATGTTAGCCTCTTTGTATAGCATTAACTGAGCCGCATCTATGTACTCACCTATAAGCGTATCGAAAGACGTATCTAATATATTTAGATGCCTTTTAGCATCATCAACACTAAGGGCTTTAGCTGCTGGATATGTTACTACTTGCCACATTTTTCTACTAATCCATCTTTTATTAAATCATTTGCTAATTCAGCATTTAACTCGAAAACATCACCTGTACTATAAGCTAGACCTACTCGTGGTAGTTCCATTAGTGCTTTTACAGTAATAGTTGTTTTCTTTATGGTAGTCTTAATTTCTTTTTTATTATTTGCCATTGTAACATTTTTTTAAATAAAAAGGGGTAGGCATAACCTACCCCTATAATTATGAATAAACAACCCCTACTATGCCGTAGTGATGTCTGTGATAGCCGCAAAGGACTGTGGTCTCAATGCCAAAACATCGAAGTAACCGTTTGCAACTACTCTTGTAGTTCCTTTCTCCGCTTGCGTATATTTGTCAACCAATATATCTAGTCCTCCCCATTGACCTATTTTTAAGTCGTTAAAGTTTCCGTAGATAAGTGCAGAACATACATCAGAATCTCCTTTTGTAAGGGTAGATGGTACGTGCTGTGACACTCCTAATCCGTAACCGTTTAGTGCAGAATTAGCCTCGTTTAATAGGTATCCTGATACTCCACTAGCTTTGAGAATTACTTGCATTTGACCCCTTACTTGTGCGTTTGTTAAGTAATTTAAATCTCCAAGTTCTGCATTGTCTTGTGCTACTTCTGTAATTAGCTTTACAATAGCAGCCCAAGTTATTGGACCTCCATCAGTCCCAAGTGCTACACTACCTATTCCTGTAGTGTTAAGTATACCCTCTGGCTGATTAGAAGATCCAGAACCATTTATAGCTGCTCCTTCAAGGTCAACTAACATACTACCTGCAAGCTCTCTTGTAATGTAAGCATCTATGCTCGCATTAGATTGAGTGATTAACTGATTAGATAAATCAATGTGTGATCCTAATCTCTTTGGACTCATTGTTTTCTGAGCGAAAGTAGGAGATACTGCACTAGATGCTGCTGTTTCTGATAACCAACCGCTAGTAATAGCATTGTCTCTTACTGGGAAACTAAGGTCAGAACTAAGCCCCGTCATAAAGTCTGCTCCTAATTCACGAAGTGTAGATTTGTTGTATAGATAATCTACAATACTCATAACCTCTGTTGGTACTGTAAATCCACCTGCTGTAGTTGTGCCTGCGTTCATATTACGCTTTACCACCATTGATGGCATACCATAACCTTCTACCGCTCTGCCGTTAGCTCTTGACTCAGAAACTGCCTCTTCGTGCATTTCTTTGTTGATGCCTGTTAAGCCACCATCTGAACGAGCCTCTTTGATAAAGTTAGATATTGAGAAACTTCTTTTTGTTTCTTTCTCTTCTTTCCCTTCCTTAGATGCTCCACCTGCTGCATTCGCTAAATCAAGTTTTCTCTTTTCACCTGATGCTCCTTCGATTCGCATAGTTTCCATAGTCAACTCACGTTTCTCGTCTGCTTTAAGGTTTACAATTTCTTTTTCTATCCCTTCAAATTTTGTTTGAAAAGCACTTCTAGTTTCATCAGTTAGGCTTTTGCCTTCTGAATCATTCAAAGCTGTGAGCGATGCAATCTTAGCATCGATCTCACTTCTTATTTCTGCTGATTTGTTCATTTTGTGTTTTTTTTATTAGTACAAACTTTTATAAATTCTACCTTATTTTAGGTAAACTTTGTTTTTAAAATCTTGATTCGCCTTGCTACTGTCTCGTATCCATCGCTCTCATTTA